GTTGCCATATTATTGACGACTGATAGTAAGTTATCAGAATTTTTTAGTCTGGTGATTAGTGTGGTTATTTTGTAGGGGGACGCTCAGCTGTCAGAGGCTGATTTTCCCTATCTGTTTTGAGTGTTTTCTTAGAAAACATCGGGTATCACCTACCCGCGATGTTCCCAGATTTCTCGTTAGGAAATCTGTTTGTAGGGCATCACTTGTCTTGTGATGTCCTTGGCCCAGAGGGGCCTAAATGTTTTTGAACATTTTTCGCATAAAATGTCGAATTTATTCGCGATGTTCCCGATTTCTCGTTAGGAAATCGAATTTGGTGTGATGGATATGATCACACCATTGGTCTATTAGACCATAAATTTTGTTCATTTAGTAAAATGTCCACAAATTAAACCAAAGTGCTCCCCTCAAGATTATTATTAATCTTGATGAAATTGTTGTCAGGGAGGTAAGAACAACCATTGTGGAAATAATTTACTCACTATGAGGCGTTGCTCAGCTTCATTTTGTAGGAAAGCCACAATATTAGAGCTGCGTTAGGGATTAAACCGTCCCTTTCGTGTAAATTGGTTTGCTCAACAATCTACTAAACATGTGAAAGATATGAAAAAAGTGAAGAAACCTTCTATTGTGAAGAGAGAAGGAAAGAAAGACTCTATTGTATTGAGTCATGAGGACAGAGAAAGAATTAGAGACGAGAAAGCTACTAAGTCTATCAGCTTAGCAGCTAAGGAAGAGTTAAAGTTTTCCAGAGCCATTAAAAATGTCAAGAATAATGTGTCTGATGAGAGAATCAACGACGTCAGAGTTCAGACAATTTTGAAGGAAAAATTGCCCAAATTGCTTGAGAATACTAAACTTACAGCAAAGAGCAATAGGAAGAAATCTAAGTATGAAGATAAAGCCGTAAGTGACGAATTTGCAGATTTCTTAGTTGACACTGAAGATATCAAGCTGGACGTTGTGAACACTCACGACGTTCAGGTTGAAGCAAGATCAATTATTAAGGAAGCTATTAAAGAAGTTTATGCACCTATTATTAAAAATAGGGAACAAACTATTGCTAAATCTAGAGATACCAAGGGAAGTGAAGATCATTACTTCGAACCTGTGGTAGAAATATCTAAGGAACCGAAACCCAAAGCTGTCAAGGCTCAGATGGTGCGC